CTAGTATGCCCTTGGGGTACATGTACTTGTCTGACAAAAAGAATCGACCTTGTGCATCGCGGCCAAAGAATAGTGCTACTTCGCCGTCCCACTTGATTGTTACTTGTTCTGGGTTGGTGATAATTTCTTTGAGAGTGTCAACTGCTCGTTTGGCTTCGGCACTGCTGGTAAAGATAGCATTTTCAGGATGGGGTATCCTGGGATTGTCCGCAGTACCTTCAAATAAGAAATCAACAAAATCCAATCTCATAGGTTGTGTCCCATGCTTCTGAACCAAGCAGCCGAGCCAGGTGTGGGTGCTGTTTCGGGCAGTGTGAGTACACCTTTGGCCACAGCTTGGTGTGCCTGTGCCAGTTTGCCTTCACGATCGGGATCACCTTCCAAGGCTTTCATTACAGCAGCAGCACTGTCCAAGTCTGCGGCTCGAGCACCAGGGTTCAACAATATTTTTGCGATTTCATTACGGTCCTTGCTGACCATGGTGCTGTCAGCATCACGATTATTGAGCGTGCCGGCAAAGGCATCCACCTTCATGTTCTTAAAGTTGGCAATGCTGTTCAACAAAATATACAGGTGTGCGGCTTTGAATTTGGGGTCAGCATACATGCCACGTGGACCATGCTGGTGCCAGTCGGCCACACGCTTGGCATCGGCTATGATCATGAGATCTACCTGTGCATGACGCTGTTTTCCATCTTGAGCCGAGTAAGGAACATCCACATGTACGTTGCGACCTTTGACTGCTGTTTTGAATCCCTTGGCTTGAAAATACTGTGCCAGGGCCTGCTTGGCACCTGTGGCATCTTCTGCATCAAAGTTTTTTACAACGGCACGCTCATCGATAAAAAGATCAATGTCACCACTTTCAACCTTGTAACCAGCAGAACCTATGTCGGCTATAATTTTGTTTTGCAGTTCCGATGGCAATTGTAATTTGACTGTGTTGACCACTGTGGCCACATCTGCCTGTGTCACAGCCGACGTGTTGTCAAATACATTGCCGCCTTCGTAAAGATACAACATTTACTGGGCCCCGGTGCGTGCAGGATTGGTTTTAAAAACTTGTGCAGGAGGGGTGGCAGGTTGTACTATGGGGGCATTGTGTTTTTGCGGAGCATTCAGCCCAAGTTCAATGCCATCTCTGTCGGCAGCTTGTGTCAATAACTTGGCTGTGACTGCATCTACTCCTGCTTGTACAGTTTTGGTTGTGGGGTTGTAGAATACCCACTGATCTTGATTGTTTACAGTAAAATATATACTCTTAAAATTATAAATCAATGGATCTCGACTGTACAATTTATATTGTTGTACCATTTGAGATGGTCCCGTGGGTTCTACAACTTTGCCGGTCTTCCAATTAATCGCTGGTAAATTATTGGCTTTTCTATCTTGATCGATTTGAGCTATCATTTGCTGATCTTGTGCGGTTAATGCAGGGCCGCCGTCACGAAAAAAAGACAGGGCCTTTTTTAAAAGCTCAGGAGCAGCCGTTGTTGCATCTCGGCTTGTTTGTTGACTTTGTGCATTTTTTACAGCAGCAGTTTGCTTGCTGAAAAAATCATACACACTTTCTTGAATCACATCTTTAATCTTCACTTTTCAATCTCCTGACACCGCGGCGGAATTTTTCTGGTTCTTGGGTGCGTATGCTGTTGATAAGTCTACGTTCCAATTCGGCGGCCTGCTCGGGTTCGTAGTGTTCTCGAATGTAGTTGATCAGGTTGATGGCTCCGGCGATCACATTGGATGCACGGCTTTCCACAAGATTTTCACGATCTTTGTGCGCCAACAGGGTGTCTAATTCGTCTAAAATGCTACGTGCTCGCTTTTGCAAGGTAGGCTCCGGTTTAGTTGTATTTAGTAGGATTTTATTTTGTAATCGGCTGAAACACACAGTAAATATGCGTATGAATGATTATTTTTGTGTTTTGCCATTTTTTGGTTATGAATATAATGTCACAGGTGGGACTCATTGTTGTTTGCTACCTAAGAATTATAACATAGAAAGTGTAAAAAACGACATGTTATCGGGCAAAAGAAGTCCATTTTGTTCGGCCTGTTGGCGATTGGAAGATGCAGGATTGATCAGTGATCGAAAAATTAAAAATTCTGCTTTAGATTTTTATCTAGATCGTGATATCAAATTCATAGAACAAGATGCACGCAATGGTAATCACAAGATCATAATGGTAAAGAATGCAACCAGCAACACCTGTAATTCGACCTGTGTCACTTGTGGTTCTGGCCCATCCAGTGCTTGGGCACCATTGGAAAAAAAAATTGGACTAGTACCTGCTGTATCAGAATCAATGACTCAAGAACAAATTGATGGCAATTTAGATTACAAAAATTTAGTAATGCTTAATTTAGTTGGTGGCGAACCCTTGTACGAAAAACTAAATTTTTACATACTAGAAAAACTACTGGAACATGGTAATACCAATTGTTTTATTGCTGTTACCACCAATGGATCTGTTGCTCTTAATGCAGATCAAAAATCCATATTTGCACAATTTAACAATCTCAACTTCAACTTGAGTATTGACGGAGTTGGGCCAGTATTCGAATACATGCGGTATCCACTCAAATGGGACAAGCTATTAGAAAATTTAGATTTTTTTAGAACCATTACCAAAAACATCAGCGTTAGTTATACCACTAGTAATCTAAATGTTTTGTATCACCATGAAACTATTGCGTGGTTCAATCAAAATAATTTGAATTATCATTTCAGTCCAGTTATTAACCCTAGACATTTTAGGCCATCTGCATTACCTCGAGCAGTCAAAGATAAACTTGTTAACAAATATGGTCTTACCAAGGATTTAGAATTTCTATTAGGTACCGTACACACTGAGCAAGATGACGCAGATTTTAAAAAATTATTAGAAATAGTTCACGTACAAGATTCTGTAAAAGACATCAGCATACACGATTATCTTCCTGAATTTTGCCAATTGGCATCTATTGCTTTAGAAGATTAGACCATTCAGGACATACATCACTAAAATTGTTTTTTCGTAAATTATCAATTTTTTGTATATAATTCCAAAACGTATTATGATTCTGTGTATTGTCTACAGGTATTGACTTTAATAGCCCAAGTAAAGACGGATATTTTTCAAATTTTTTTGTTAATACTGTTATTATATTTTTGGGTAAACTATTAACAGCACATTTTCCTATAGCGTTTTGAAAAATTAAATTAATAGGGTCTCCTAATCTGGTTGCAGAAAATTCTGCATCATACCAATCAACTAATTCATCGAGATAATACAAATTTAAATATCCCCAGGTACAGTTAATTTTAAACATGTGATTAACTGACATGTTTTCTTTATACCAGTTAAGATTGTCGATTAGCATATCCCATGATGCGCCAGTTCGTTGGTAATTGAATCTGAGACCAACATCATCTATGCTAAAATATAATTCTACTAATTTACATTCTGCCCACAATGATAATAATTCGTCAGATGCTTGTACAGTACCATTTGTGTTGTAAAATACATGCACATCTGAAAGTCCTTTGACTTCTTTGATTTTCTTTAAAAGATTTATATGATTGTTTGATAACAGCGGTTCCCCGCCGCCATGAAAATGCACATTTATAATATTTTTTAATAGTTTTGTATCGGTGATTTCTATTTGATTAAATTTATCAAATTTAAAATTGCTAATATCTTTATCGGGGTAGATTGTTTGATAATCCGATATCCAACTTGTACTATTGTTTGGTCCGCATATAATACATTTTAAATTGCATAAATTTCCCACACTATAATCAATACTTTGAGGACCTTCTAGATCAATGTTGGTATCTTGAAAATGCATTTCGTACAACAATTTTGAACCATTACGGCGACTTTCCAGCCCGCGTTCTTCAGCTTGGTAACAAGTTGAACACCCTTCTACAGGAGTGTCGTTCATTACCAAATCTTTTATTTTTTGATGTTCGTCGCTATTCCATACTTCAGTCAAATCAAATTGATCTGATGACTTTATATAGCCAGAATAAAAACTACAGGGATTATACGATAATTTTCCATTGAAAGACCATATGGCTAAATTTTTAAATATTTCGTAGCAAAAATATTTTTTATTTTGTGCTGACATTGAATTTTTCTATTCCTATTATAGGTATATCAACCTGGCTCTCTAATATCCATTTAATGGATTTAGCTATTTCAATTGGTTCTAACCAATCTTCGTGTCCAGGTTTATTATCGTTTAATCCGCCAACAGTCATGTGTGTGGTTTTAAGATTTAAGGAATTTAAAGACAAACTCATGTCTCTAAGAGCACGTTTTTGAACGCTGTATAAAGGAAAAAAACTTTTTCTTCCTTCGTACTCTGCTGTACTACCAATATTAAATATATGTCCTGTTTTCCATATGTCTGCTGTAATTTGTAATATTTTTTGTTGAGCGCCACCGGACACAAAAGAACTGTTAATTAACACATTATAATTTACAATCTGAGTTTTAAAAAATTCTTCATCTTTAGGATCCCACATTCGTAAATCGTATCCGGTATTACGAGAGGCAAAGTCGGCTTCGGGGAAAATAGCTTTTACTGCTCTTGCAACAGTATAATCGTTGGGATTACCGGTACATAAAATTTTAAAATTGGTCATTCTGTTCTGGACTTCAGACCCGCAAGCATTTGTTTGAGTTTGGTGCTTTCTACGCTACTACCCGGCGGTGGGCCGGCATCACGTTCTAGATCCCAGCCTTCTCGAGTGCGTGGTTCTGGTGTTTTTATCGTGGTCGTGGGCTTGATCTGATTTAAAATATTGTTCATAGGAACCTTGGCACTGCCACTGCTGTTTTGTGCATCCAGGCCCGGATCTGTGATACGCATGGTTTCTATGCTGTAATCTAGATCAATTTTTTGTCCTGCACCAGCGCCGGACCGATTCTTCATACATTGCAGTTGATATTTGCCACGCTCTTTCATAGCTCTTGATGTAAAGATGCCAAACACGTTATCTGCTGTGTTGATCTTACTAATACCACCAGATATGTGACTGTGATCATAGTCAATTTCTTCCACTGCACTACGATTCAACTGACTGGCTGTTACAAAAAACACATTTAATTCTTCAGCCAGGTTACGCAGTTCTTCTGAAACATATTTGTCTTTGACAAACAAGTCATTGGGACTGACCTTGGCACTGACCGGCATCAGCAGGTCCAAATAGTCAACCATGATAAAGTCCACTCTCATGCCGGTTTGTATTTGCATTTCTTTGATGTAAGCACGAATGTCGTTGACATTGCTTTGTGCTGGCAAGGCTTTGATACGATACTGTCCAAATTTCTTCTTGGCCAAGTTCAGTTTCATCACAGTATCGTCAACATTCTTGCGAATTTCTTTGGTGCTCATGTTGGCAATCATGGCATCGGTTCGCAAACTGCTTAGGCCTTCGCTAAGTTCCAAACTGATGTACACACCATTGAGTCCAGTGGTCAACCAATTAATGGCTATGTTCATCATAAACAAACTCTTACCTGATCCTGAACCACCAGCAAAGATATTCAATTCCCCCTTGCTAAATCCACCATAAAGAATATGATCCAGACTGGGCCAACCTGTGCTGACTTTGTAACCGTTGTCAAAGTAGTCAGTCAAGCGTGTTTTGGGATCACTGAAATAGTCTGTGCCTAGATCCTTGGTCAGGCTGATTTCCAAGGCATCCTTCATGATCTTGAGTATGCCTTCGCTTTGTCCTTTTTCCAACAAGTCAGCACATTGCAACACCGCACGCTCACCTGACTTTTGTTTGGTAAAGGCTTCAAACTGTTCCAACAACCAGTCTTGATGTCCTTGTGCCGCAGCAGGTATGGGTCTAAGTTCTACACCTGTTACTGCTTTAATCTGTTCATAGGTGGGAAGTGTTTTGTGATCTTCTGTGTGAGTTTTGATAAATCTAGCCACTTCACGCAGACTACGATCAAAGTTTTCAGGATTGTAAATATTTTGCACACGCACAAAACTCTGTGCATCCTGCATCATCATTTCTAAAAACAGTTTTTGTGTTTCGGTATTGTATTCCATGTTTAATTATATAGTCTTTTCTTTAATAGTTCAATCTTTAATCTGTTCGACTGTCGGGCATCAATGATGGACTTTAACACAAACAATTTGCCATATGCTTGAACTGCCGAGTTGATGTCTTTGCAGGTTTCTTGCCACACAGGAAAACTCACACTCCAACCATATTCCAAGGCCGCATCCACCAATCGGGCGCCGGCAGAGTCAGTGTCCGGAACTACGACAACTTCTCTGCTCAAGCTGTCAATGATGTCGGCCTGTTGCTCACTGACTTGGTTGCCTAGTGTGGCCACACCATCCACAGCCATGGCATCAAACGGACCTTCGGCCACTATGACAAACCGGCTGTCATCGCGTTGTCGATCCACGTTGAACACATAACCAGATTCGTGGCTGTTGTGGTAACGTGGTTTGACGTCATCGGTCACGGCTCGAGCCGTGTATCCAATGATACGTCCGTGCCAGGTAAACGGAATAATGATTCTTTTGTTTAGATTGTACTGTCGTTCTGGAGTCCAATAAAAATCATATCGGGTAAAATCTATGCCACGTGTGGCTCCATATAACACAGCAGAGTGCCAGTCTTTGGGCACGTCCTGTGCATCATTGAGCTCATAGAATGTGTTCAAGGCATGAAATGTCTGTGCCTGTTCGGGCAAGGCTCTGGGACGAAAGTCAATGGGTTGGATTTCTTCTACTTCTATCAATGTTTCCGGAGATACCAGTTCACGTATGCGGATAGCATCAATTACCAAGCGTTTGACAGTTCCTTCATCGGCACCCATCCACGACAATAACTTGCGGAACTTGTATGTCAAGTGCCGACCGGGAACATAACTGGCTTTGAAGTTGCAATTGAAACAGTGATAGCTTACACCACCATCTGGATTCATAACCAAACCGCCACGTCCTCTGGTGTCTGCGGATTCGCCGTTGTGAGAACAACAAACTCCGTTGAAACTGATCCAACCCGAACTGGAATTGGTTTTACGTTTGTGCGGTAATATTTGTGTGACGGCGTCGCGGATAGAGTTCAACATTCCCACTAGTATAACAGAATTTTTGGGCTAGGTCAAATGTTTAGGTTACTGATATAGTGGTGTCCAGTATGCTATTGTGCCAATTGTTACCCGAGCCCATGCCTGTACCGTTGAAGTATTACTAGGAAATCCTGTATTACCAGTTAACTTTATATTGGCCGCAGTAATATTACCGGTATAAATCGGTAGGTATGATGCAACATTGGCATTAGCATATACTTGACCTTGTAATGTAGTGATTGCAGAAGATTGAGTTACAGCATTGGCATTGGCATAAGTTTGATATGCAGTTAATGTTGTTTGGTTAACAAGTATAATATTACCGCCCACAGTACTGCCATCGTGTACACGTAGAGTTCTTAAATCAGTGTCGTAAGTAACTTCGCCCACCGGGCCGGTATAGGCACTACTTTGTACAGTATTGCCACGCTTTAATAGTATGTGGCCTACGTTAGCGTATACTGTCATAGGGTACCTCCATCAATGATAACTTCTGAATCTTGTGCGGTTGCTTCAGCCCAATATGCCGGTAGTATTTCTAGGTCCAATGGTACACCATAATTGTCATCGATGTAAACCGGTTGCTCGGTGTTGTCTGATGTTTTTATAGTTTTAAATGTCAGTTTGTAAAAGCGATTTTCCAAGCTGTTGATAGTGCCTTTGTCCAAGGTAAATGTACCCTGCCCAACAGCAATATTGGCAAAAGTAACAGCATAAGTTTCAATGGTTGTTTTGTTAGTGGGATCTTGGATGCTGGCCTGCACAGTATATCCTGTCAGGTTAACATTCTTCTGATCCTGGTTACGTACTATAACCTGGACGGGGTTGTCTACACCTTGGTAGACTTTGATTGGGCGGCTGTACACTTGGCGATTCCTTGTTGTAAATATTGCGGGGTCGAAAACCTGGACCTCGGCTGTATTTGGGTATAAATATGTTTTAACGGTGATCATTAAATTTGCTCATCTCTTTAACATATTTATCGGACAACGTGGAAGAACACTACAAGCAACTACTAGCACAATATCCGTTCATCAGTTATCTTACCTACGGCGGCAATGACTACATTGGCATCATACAAAACTCAGACGAAGTTATAACTACGCTTTACGATTTTGGCCAGATCAAAGATGCCGAGCTCAAGCGAGTGTTCCTAGAACTTGGGGAAACATGGTGGTGGGAAAGCAACAGGCTCATGCCCATCAATGTGTTTTTAAAGCAGGATTGGAGTATGTTCAGAGTTTGTCTACGTACCATGAACAGCAAAGACGTAGAAATCAAAATGGGCCCTTATGTGAGCCTGAAAGAAATGGCTACCAAGCGTAGCAAACGCAAGTCAATTACCTTGGTACGCAAAATAGTCTAACTATAGCCGTAACTTAGTTTTTCCAACAACAAATTCATATTTACGACCACCAAGTGTGCGTAGGCCACAGCATGGCTTTTCTTGAACTGATATCCGTCGGCTTCTCTTTCCCACACAGTTTGAGCAACGTCGGCCCAGGGCCGGCCGATCAAGTGTCGCTTGGCCGGCCGAATCACACTCAAAAACATGGCCATCCTGGCCGTGGAGTTTACTGCTTCAGGCATTTGTATCAGGGTACGATAGTGATTACCAATGTGTATGAGTTGAGCACAAAATTCAGGTTCATACAAGAGATCCCAAGCTGGTTCTTGTGCTAACAAATCCTGCAGATGTTGTTCGTTCTTTATCTGCGTATATAATGACACATTTAAAAAGTCCAACTTCATATACCCACGTGCTTCTGCTGATTCATAATCGATACTGGCTCTGCCGGTGAATGGATCCTGTGGAATCTCGGTCACGTATACACCGGTGTTGTGCGGAACCAATTGGCCATCACGAAGAATACTGGCTGGAGTATGTTTGAGTAACCCCAATGCTTGGCCGCGATCACCAAAGTCTATATCAATGTCTGAACCAAACTTCATAGATTGGCCTTGATTAAAATATCTTTGACCCATTCGGTGTCAGCAGTATAATCCTTGAATTTGCGTTGCCAGTGATCGGGATCTATCCAAGGCATGACTATACCAATCTGCTCTTCTGTAAGATTGTCCAAAAATTCCACGCCACTGGCACAGTTAAACACAATCCAAGGGCTAACACGGCCGGTTGAAATATGATGACATATCCTGTTACTGTTACCGTATCTAAAATAATCCGTAAAGCCATTTTTGAGTTCGGGGTGGTCGTCTGCATAGTCCTGCATCTCCTTTAAGGCACGTTCAAGTGCATCTTGTACTGCTTCACGTCTAAGATATTCGTGCAAGTAGGTCGCATAAAAATCATCCTTGCACCACTGGTCAATCTTTTTATTGTTCTTGAGCAACCATTCTAGGAACTGTGGTGGGTTGACACCACGTATGCCCACCATGTGTCGACCCCACTTGACAAATGCATTGTAGTAAGGACTGGTCACAAAGTCTTGATAACTCTTTAACCGGGCACTACCTTGTGTGATTTCATAAAACCTGAGGTAGGCTCGGAGACCCAGTTGCACTCCAGTTTCTCGTTCCTGTTGCCACCTTCTTTTGGGTTCACACAGATGTACTGCCAGGCTTGATTCCTTGCGAAACTCTTTTTCACAATAGCGACACTTATAACTCATTGATCCAATCTACCAGGTACTTTACTAGTATTATAACATCTTCTCCATAGTGATGTCTAGCATTCACAGGCAAATCCTGATCCTGCTCAAAAGATTCGCATCCATTTTGTTCCAGATATTCGTTGCCAATAAATGAAAATGGAACAAATCCTGGACCCAGATTCACGGAACGATGATGACGATCGCAGGTGTTAAAAATGCAAAAGCCTATGCCCTTGTTTTTTAAATAACCCGAAAACATGCGAAGATCCAGGTACAATTGATCCAGATACTGTGTGCCAATGTCGTAACGATAACGATCCAGTATGTAATCACCAATCATTTTGTGTTCTAGATTGCTGTCAAAATCATTGACATCACAAAAAGTGGCCTGCAGGCCTTGACGATTGTAACTGACCCAATGTCCTTCTCTGGGTTTAGGTATAGTTAAAAACGGACTTTCTTGACGATCATAAAATGTCAATCCCATGATCACAAAGTCCACGGGCGTGTTTTCTATGTGATCTACTGTGGTTCTTATGATACGTCTGTTGCTGCTGCCGGCTTTGGCTATGTTTGTTACCTCGGCGCCAAGTAACTGTTCGAAATGTCTGGCATAATAGTAGTTGTCCATGAAACTACAACCATTCAACAACAAGTTCATAATTCTCGTTTGATTACACGTTCTTCCCAACCCAGACCTCTAGCATATTCTTTAAGATCATCCTTGGTATTCAATTCGCTCAACAACCGGATTTCATCTTCTTTGAGATGCGGATGCAGGTCTCGCAAAAAGTTCATGTTCTTGTTGTCTGTGGTTTTTTTCTTAGGGGCTATCCACTGATGGAACTGATTGCC